GTGCCTACGGCGGCGGCACAAATACTTATACTATAAGCACTGGTGCAGACGATGGTAAAGCTAGAAGAAACAGTAGTTCTAGTTCAAATTCAACTTATAACGCAGGCTTTTCAAATAGTAATGCAAAAGAATACATTGGTGTGCAGGATGATGAGGGTAATACTGATTACTTTGCAGGATACTTTAGGTTCCAAAATATTGCTGTAGACCAAGGGGCTACTATTCAGAGTGCCTACTTTAAGTTTAATAAGAGAGGGTTTTCAGGCAATTCAGCTGATTATAATTTCTATGTAGCTGCTTATGACGCAGACAATCAGGCCGCTCCAACAACCGCAGCCGGTCTCAACCACAGTAATTACACCACAGCAGAAGTAGCTTGGGGTAGCAATACAGACACTGGAAACGGAACGATTAGAAGTGCATCTAATGGAACTTTCTTAGTCTCTCCCGATATCAAAACTGCAATTCAGGAGGTTGTGGATAGGTCGGGATGGTCTTCGGGTAATAGTATAGTTATCGCATTCTACCCAAAAACTGAACAGTCTGGAGGTAACAACCAAATGGTATACGTTGAAATGTACGAGGACTCAGAAGATGCCCCTGCTCAACTAGAAATAACAACATAAGGATAAAATTATGAAAAGGCGTACATTTTTAACATCTGTAATGAGTGCTTTGTCTCTAGCGGAGACAGTTAAGGCAAATGAAAACCAGTTAAAAAAGAATGGTAAATCAGCTATCTTATTATGGATGGGGGGTGGGCCTTCCACGATGGACATCTGGGACTTAAAATCCGGTGCTCCAACCGGAGGGCCTTTTCGTCCTATTGCCACCAGTGGCGACGTTCAGATTAGTGAGCATATGCCTTTAATGGCCAAACAAATGCATAACGCTGCAATCATTCGCAGTATGAGCACTCGTGAAGCCGATCATATGCGAGGACGATATTACATGCATACCGGCTATGTGCCTAATCCATCTATTGACCATCCAAGCTATGGATCTGTAATATCTCATCAGTTAAAAAGAGAAGACATCGCAATTCCTCAGTTTATATCCGTAGGAGGAGGTAGTATGGGAGCTGGTTTTCTTGGAGCTAAATACAATCCCTTTTCTGTAAATAGCGATGGCAGAATTAGAAATCTAGATATGAAAATAGACCAAAGATTTTATCAGAGAGCCTACGCTTTGGATGCTATTGAAAATAATTTTATAAATCAAAGGCGAGGATCACTAGCAAAAGAACATCAGGCGATCCTCAAGGAAACATTCAATGTCTTAACAAGTTCACAGATGGACGCACTGAAAGTGGCTAGCGAGCCTGAAGATGTGAAAGAGAGATATGGAGATAATAATTTTGGTAAGGGATGCTTAATGGCTAGACGCTTAGTAGAAGCTGGCGTACCTTTTATCGAAGTTAATCTAGGTGGTTGGGATAATCATCAAAATATTTTTCCTACTTTGAGAGATACGAAATTGCCCATGTTAGATCAAGGCATGAGCGCGCTGTATGAAGACTTAGAACAGCGTGGGTTACTACAAGACACAGCGATTATTTGGATGGGTGAGTTCAGTCGAACTCCTCGAATTAACGGTAATGCTGGTCGTGACCACTGGGCACGAAGCTGGAGTGTTGTCGTTGGTGGAGCCGGAATGAATGGCGGCATCGCTATTGGCGAAACAAACTCAGATGGTACTCGTGTTGAAACAGAACCACATTCATCTCAGGATGTTATGGCTTCTGTATGTAAGGCATTAGGTATTTCTTTGGGCACTACGTTTACTAGCAACAGTGGTAGACCTATGAAGATCGCCAACTCTGGTAAGGTTATAACCGAACTGTTTGGTTAATATAATGAAATTCTATAAGAACGCAGTTTACGTGCTTTTTTCACTATCTTTGCTGAATTTAGCGGGCTCTTTCTATATGTTCAAACATATAATGGATAAGGACCCAGCAATACAAGTTGAAATCCCTATAGGGAAAGACCTAATGGAATTACCCTTACATGCGAGACTTAGGGATTCACAGATAATGCAAGCAATCCTCATGACTCATCACCAACTCGGGATACATGAGCCCGGCTCTCAGCCGATGTGTCCAATGTGTCAAGATTCAGAAATTAAAACTATAACAGTAGAGAACAATTAATGGCAAGACAATCAAAGAAGAAGCCCGCAACTAGACAGCGCCGAAAGATACTACGACCAAAGACTAGAAATCAAGAAGACTATATGGGTCATATCCACAAGTCTGATGTGACATTCTGCTCAGGGCCAGCAGGTTCAGGAAAAACCAGTGTATCTGTGGGAATGGCATGTGAATATTTAATCGAGAAGAAGGTAGATAAAATCATTATCACTAGACCTGTTGTAGAATCGGGTAGAGGTCTAGGACATCTTCCGGGAACTTTAGTCGAAAAGATTAACCCGTACTTAATACCTATACTAGAAGAAATGAACCAGTATCTTACCAAGAATACCGTCGAGGCGTATAGGAATAAAAACATTATTGAACTTTGCCCCTTGGAATATATGAGGGGGCGAAACTTTCATAATTGCTTTATGATCCTTGATGAAGCACAGAACGCTACGTTTGAGCAAATCAAGATGTTTATTACTAGAATTGGTAAAGAATCCAAAGCTGTGATAAATGGAGACTTAAGGCAATCCGACTTAGGTAAGCAACAAGGAGGTTTGCACACCTGTATGGAAAAATTAGTTGATGTCTCCGGTGTAGGAGTTTGTGAGCTTGACTATAGCGATATCGTGCGAAGCGATATTGTCTCCAAAATTCTTATAAGATTAAACAAGAAAGAAGATGACGATGAACCAGTCAAATATTTTTAGAGGGATCTTTTTAGCTGCTATTTTAGTTATAGGAGTTAGGGCTGAATATAATAGCTATCAATTAGAGAAAAGGCTTAGAATTGTGGAAGATGGAGTTTATCATGGACATACGATCCAGACTGATACAGCTATGAAGTTTGAGGCATTTCTTCAGGCGCTTTCTGATGAACTGCCAATAGAAGTCGAGGCTTACGCTACTGAGGCCGCAGAGAAAGTAGCTAGAGAAACAACCATAAGCACATTGCAACAATTCTCAGAAAATTTGAAGAAAATAGATGTCAAACTCGATAGGTAATTCTATAATATCATAGACTTATTTACAGGAGTTTTACATGCCAACTTATGATTACGAATGTCGTAGCTGCGGCTTTTCCGAAGAGATATTCCAAAAATTTTCCGATAGACCCCTGACAAAGTGCCCTGAGTGTGGGCTAGAGGAATACAGGCGGGTCATTCTACAAGCGCCTAACGCTTTCGTAAAAGGCGATCCTACGACTGTGCAACATCTTGCAGATAGAAATACTCAAAAAATGGGAAATTATGAGCTTCAAGACAAGATGAAGGCTGATAATATGGACAAGCATATTAAAGATAAAGAAGTAAACAGGTTCAGAAATAAAATCAACAAGATGACAGCACAAGAAAAGAAAAGATATATAGAGAAGGGTGATAATGTCTAGCAAGAACAATAGAGCTGAAAGCCCTCACAAAGCAATAGTCACATTTGATATACGGATACATGAAGTGATGTCCGATGGAACATTGTATCCGATGCCTGTTTCTAAAGATGTAATTCAAAAACATGGAATAAATAATAAAGCAGTCATTGCAGTTGAAGGTCTTAACAGGGCCGACTGCATACGCAAGATTAAAGATAAATTGGAGAGAGTTAATGGCTAGATGGGAGAATGAAAATTTAGATGGCTTGGATATACCTCAGCCACCTAAGACGGAGATACAACTTTTCGGGACTCTAGGTAGCGTTCCTGATAAAGAGAAAAATGCTTTCGCCAAGAAGGTAATTGCTGGTGACAGCTATACATATTATGTGTTATACGGAAGAGGAGATTTATTTGACCCGTTTGGAGCAGATAAAGGCAAGCAAGGCAGGCCATACTTTTCCTTTAAGAAGGTTAAAGAGAGTGTATTTAACCATTATATTGATTATATATCTAGTGAAGATAGAATTTTCTTTACTAGAGCAAGACGTTTAATGATGGAGATTTAACATGGCTAAAAAAGGTCCACTGTCCAAAGATGAAAAAAAATATATCACAGATAATCAACATCTGCCCACAGAAGAGTTGGCGGAACAGCTTGATAGGTCGGAAGCTTCTGTCAAGAAATTTTCTGATTCGCTTGAGCAGCAGGAAGAGGCTGCACCACAAGCTCCTACGTCTGGAGATTTAATGGCCAGAAACAAAAAGTACGGAGTTGTCACTATGACGGAGAGCGCTTCCATGAGAGCTGATGAATACAAGAAAGAGCCCCCAAAGGAAGATCCTACCCCTGCAAGATATAGGGGAGTTATTCATAAAATCAAAGGAGACTAAGATGATATGCACTCAAAGAGATAACCACATTAGAAAGCTAATCATGGAGGACATTTCTATGACTTGGAAATGTACTCTTGACGATGACACGATTGTTTGGGGAGACTATGAACGTCCGGGAGTAGAAGAAAGTCCTTGGCTTAGACTGCAAGAATATTGCGAAGAAAACGGCAGGTGTGTATGTAAAGCTCAGGTAATAGTTATGGGCGCTCCAGAAGAGATTGTTTTCGAGGATGAGAATGGTCTAGACGGATTCTTCATACTTAGAGGCTTTTCAAAAGACATCGACATGAACACTGGAGATGGCCCATCATATCAACATATGACTTTTGGTATATTAAAGGATGATCTTCAACATGTAGAAATCAAAAAATACAGCTGGCCTGAGTGTTCATTTGTAGACTTTGCCCAAGTTAGAAAAACTACTCAAGAAAATTTATCTTATATGATCTGGAAAGATGGCTCAGAAAAGAAGCAAAGTGAGCAGGTTCAAATCACCCTCAACGGGTGAGTACTGTACCACTGCACAATACATAGCCGAGATACTCGTCCAAAGGAAGGCAGAGAAAGACAACAAGGGATCTCTAGCCTACAAGTTCTGGTCGAAAACGCAAAAAGCTCAATACACCAGACAGGTACAGAGATGTAACAAACTCATATCTGAATTTGGAGAGAAGAGGGTTTACGATTATATAATAAATAAAAACAAAAGAGTATATTCTGCCTTGCCAAACTGGGTTAAAGAAGAAATCTCTAACCACAGTGTCAAAGAAACAACTGTTGCGAAAACAAAGTTAAATATTAAGAAATCAGATCCAAATGCAAAGCCAAGAAAACCGTTTGGATCTAAAACACTTTTTTCAAAGTTAAGGAATAAAGATGCCGAGAGTTAAGAAAGACGATCCGTCGTTTGTAAAAGAAATTGTAAAAAAATATGGCAATGTAATCTCTACCGGAAACCAAGTTTTAGAAAGGCGAAAAGACTATAAAGTCATTAGTGTCAGCCCCTCTATTGACTTAGCGTTAAATGGTGGGATTAAAGAAGGTTCTTGGGTTATTCTTACCGGAGATCCTAAATGCGGCAAGACTACAACAGCGTTACAGATCGCAGCAAACTGCCAAAAGGATGGAAGACCTATTATATACCTAGACGCAGAGGGTAGGCTAAAAGAAATGAACCTACTTGGTGTAGATGGTCTTGACAAAGAAAAGATGCAGATCATTCACTCTGAGGATGAACCATTAAGCGCAGAGGCTTTTCTAGATATCGCAGTCAAATTAGTTAGCGCTAAAGAAAATGAAGGTTGTGTCTGTATTATTGATTCTACTTCTTCTCTAATGCCCGAAAAAGAGCTGGATGGAGACATGACTCCCGGACGCGCAGGTCTACCAAAAATTCTATCTGTGTTTTGCAAGAAAATGGGACAAATAGTCCCAAACCAAAAGGCGACACTGATCATCATTACCCACTTCATTGCGAACACCTCTGGATATGGAGCCTCAAGAATGCCTGATTGTGGGAGAAAAATTCAATATCAGGCAGACACTAGAATGGAAGTGAAGTCAATCACTCCTTGGGTTCAGTCAGATACTCAGGTCGGTCAGGCGGTAAACTGGAAAGTTGTCTGCTCTTCTATGGGATCTCCCGGAACTGAGTGCCAAAGCTGGATTAAATATGGGCACGGAATCGACAAGATACAAGAGCTCGTAATGTTGGCATTGGACATTGGACTCATAGCTAAGGCGGGAGCTTGGTTGACTTGCGAGTTTATGCTGGCCCACAAAGAGACTGTCAAAAAAATTAAACCTGAAGTTGACACAGATAATGTAGATGCTGTTCTCAAAGCAGTAAAGTTTCAGGGGCAAGAAAAGCTGTACAACTTCTTGCTAAGTAACGAAGAGGTAGTTACTATCTTAGAGCATGAAATAAAGGGTATGCTTTAATGCACGTAGAAGGTCTTGATGGTAAAACTTGGAAGTGGAACCCCTCTAGAAGCCAAGCCTCAGTAGATGAAAAAAACAGATCTTCTTTGCATAAAAAAGCAAGATCCATCTTGAAAGAAGTATATCCTTATGATAGAATACTAGAGGAAGTGACACTACCGGGAACTAAAACAGGTTCTAGGAGAACGCTTTTGTATGCTGACCTATATGTACCTAATAGAGATTTGATCGTAGAAGTACACGGGGAACAGCACTTTAAGTTTAATTCATTTTTTCACAAAGACAAGATGGCTTTTTTCAAAGCTCAAGCGAGAGACAAAGATAAAAGAGCTTGGTGTAAACTAAACCATATGACTTTGATTGAACTAAATTATGATGAGTCTGAAGAACAATGGAGAGCAAAGTTTGACTAACGAGCAGAAAGTAAATGAATTTCTACAGAAAGTCGATGACTGGATAGAAGATAGAAACATAGACTTAGCTGAAAAGAATGAGGAAGTCGCTGAAATTATGTCAATGAAGTCTGATGATATCAGATCATTGAGTCAAGAAAAAGCGCTTTCTTTTAGCTTTGTGTTATTTTCACATGCCGAATATCTACAAACCCTACATAATAAAGAAAAGACAGTTGTAGAATTTTGTAGCGATAGCATCTGGTTTATCGTCGCAGATAAAATGGACAACTATGGAGGGCAGTACGCTAAATGGGAGATGCGTTACTACTCTGCTATAAAAGAAAACCCCTTAGCCGCAGAGTTAAATAGATTAAAGCTAACGGCTGAGGCTAGAATAAATAGACTGTCAGGCAAGATAGATGCTGTGAAGAAAATGGCGTCGGTACTGCATGACATAGGGAAGAAAAGAGGATACTAATGAGCGTACTGGAAACGGCTAAAGACCTCCTAAGAAAGGGTATAGCCTTGAACGATGCTGAATTGATAGCTATGGCTAATCAGCTTATAGCCGACAATTCTACCGTTCAAGAACCTGAGCCTGTAGTGCAGCCAAAAGAGAAGCCAATAAGAAAAGTTTCTGTCGATGATTTTTCTATGCCTGAAAGATCAGAGGCTAAAGGAGAACGTCACGTACCAGTGAATTCTATTAAAGATAGAGTAAATCAGTTTGTGGACGACAAGACAGAACATGTGGATATAATTACGCCAGATGTTGCACTAACAGAAAGAAGAAACCCTTCTAAAATGATATCTCAAAAATGTCAGGAGTGCGGACAGATCTTTGATGTACATGAATCTCATAAAAGAGAATGGTTTGTTTGTGACGCCTGCCTGTCTGGAAGGAGAAGATAGTGGTCAAAGTAAAACTATTATCAGAAACCGCACGAGTTCCAACACGGTCGAACGTCACAGATGCTGGATGGGATTTGTATGCCTCCAAGACAGACGCTGTCATGCGAAGTTGCAGGAAACTGGTATCAACAGGAATTGCTATAGAAATACCAGAAGGGTGTGTTGGGCTTATTTGGCCAAGATCAGGCCTTTCGGTAAGAAATGGCATTGCCGTTTTAGCTGGAGTAATTGACTCCGGCTATAGGGGAGAAGTCAAAGTTTGTTTACTTAATACTTCAGAATCTACTTTTATGATAGAGCCGGGTGATAGGATTGCTCAGATACTTATACAAAAGGTAGAGGATGTAGATTTTATAGAAGTTGAAAATTTAGATGAGGCTGACCGAGGCGATAGTGGTTTTGGCAGCACTGGGAGATAATAATGCCTTTTAACAGATTACAAGAAATACTAGCCGAGAGGAAAGCTGCTAGAAGTCAAGAAGAGACACCCGAAGAACCTACCGCAGAAGAAGCTGTTAGGACTAGAGGAGAGGTTCGTCGAGAAGCTAAAGAAGATAGAAAAGAAGAACGTAAAGAAAAAGTAAAGGAAAGACGGGAATACCGATTAGAGAAGCTGAATGCATTAAAAGAAAAGATTTATGCGGTTGCATCTAAAAGAAAATGGTTGTTTTTTATCATCGCAGGTGCTATAGTAGCATACCTAGTTATCTTCAAAGGAGGTTTTGGAGGTGGTGATATTTTAACTAAGATTAAAGGATTTTTTGGATAATGAAAAAAGCGATAACTTTAGAATGGAAAGATTTTTTACTCGGTGTATTTTTAAGCGCCACTATTTGTATGGGATTTTATATATTTAGAGGTATGTAAATGACTTTTGGTATGACAGCGATAGCTGTTTCCGCATTGATGTATATTATCGTATGCGGCTCATGTATTAAACAAAAAGATTATCCACACGCATTGATGTGGATTTCTTATGCTATGGCCAATATTGGATTATTATGGTACGAAATAAAGAAAATAAACGGAAGCTAGAAGACTTAGCGGCTGAGCGAGCTGTGCTGGCTGGAATATGTCAGTATGGATTAGACTGCTATCTTGATATTGATTTTGTTGACTCTAGCTATTTTACAAACGAGATGAACCAAATCATCTTCAAGTGTATTGAGAAGTCTATGAAAGACTCTCAGAGCGTGGAGCTTTCTTCCCTGCTATCTTCAGCCAATCAACTAGGCTTCTATGAAAATATTAGTAGTCCAGAAGAGATAGGTTTTATAAGATCGTTATTTAACTTTCCTATAAATAAGGAAAACGTACAAATCCATGCAGCTAAAATCTCAAAACTTAAAGTCGCTCGTGATGTCAAAAAGACTTTGAAGGTTTGTTCTTCTGAGATAGACAAAGTCACTGGAGATGAAGATATAAATGACATCATCTCTCTAATTGAATCGCCTGTTTTAGAGGTCACTTCTAAAATATATCAGAGAGCAAGTAACAAGCCTGAGATTATTGGCGATGAGGTTGATGAATATATCCAATACCTCAAAGAAAACAAAGATATGTCTATTGGCATAAGCACTGGGTTTCCAGTCTATGACGAGGCTATAGGTGGAGGTTTAAGACGAAAATGTGTTGACCTAATTGCTGCTAGACCTAAAGTAGGTAAGTCTATGTTTGGAGATGCTGTAGCTCTACATGTGGCGAAGAATTTAAATATCCCAGTACTAATGCTAGATACTGAGATGTCTAAGGAAGATCACCTGAATAGAATGCTGGCAAATTTAAGCAATGTCGAAATAAACAGGCTTGCTGCTGGTAAGTTTGCAAATAACGAGCTAGATGTTGAAAAGGTAGAAAAGGGAGCCGAACATCTAAAGGATATACCTTATCATTATGTAAGCATTGCGGGTCAACCTTTTGAAAACATACTAAGCATTATGCGTAAGTGGATATATCAAGAGGTAGGCTTTGACGAAAATGGAAGAACAAAAGACTGTCTCATAATTTATGATTACCTTAAACTTATGAACTCCGACAGTATATCTAATTCAATGCAGGAGTTTCAAGTCTTAGGCTTTCAAATAACACAACTGCATAACTTTACTGTCAAGTATGATGTACCATGCCTGAGCTTTGTGCAGCTTAATCGAGACGGTATAACAAAAGAATCAACAGACGTTGTTTCTGGATCTGATAGACTCATATGGCTATGTACTAGCTTTAGTATTTTTAAGATGAAATCAGATGAAGAGATGGCGGATGATCTTGAAGAAAACGGTAACAGAAAATTGGTGCCGATTGTCGCCAGACACGGGTCTGGTCTTGATGATGGAGACTATATCAACATGGATATGATCGGCAAGTTTGGAAAGATTTCGGAAGGTCGAACGAGAAACGAGCTCCGCAAATCCAGCGATACTAAGAATAAAGGCTTTGACACAGAAAATGGCGTTGAACAATACACAGATATTTCAGATATCGAATAAATTATTTCCCAGACTACACGACATAATGTCGTATTTTGATATAGAGTACGAAGAGCATCCTAACAGACTATCCTTCGCTTGCCCTATTCATGGTGGTGATAATCCGATGGGGTGTAGTATCTTTACTGATGGCAATACCTCTAAAGGTAATTGGGCGTGCTGGACGCAGCACTGTGAAGAAGATTACTCTAAGAGTCTCTTTGGTTTTGTTAGAGGGGCTTTAGCAAACAAGCTCAGTAAAGAGATAGATATCTATACGGCTTACTCCTTCTGCTTAAAATTTCTTGACCTCAAGGCAGAAGATATACCAAACACTGCCGTTGAAACTAATAATGATATCAAGATACTTGAAACTTTTGAACGAAGTCCTTTTAGAGAAGCTCCTAAGATTTCTAGAAATGAAATAGTTGAAAGCATTGCCATACCTTCTAAATACTATATCAATAGAGGTTATCAAGAAGAAACTCTGGTAAACTTTGACATTGGAATGTGCAATAATAAAAATAAGCCAATGTCTGGAAGAATTGTTGTCCCAATCTACGATGAAGACTATAATTATGTTGGATGTATTGGCCGCGCCTCTTCCGAGTGGATGAAACCAAAATGGCTGCATAGTAAAGGGTTTAGAAAAAGCGCATACTTATACGGCATGAACGTGGCCAAAGAAGAGATACTAAATACAGGAACTGCCGTGCTAGTAGAAGGTCAGGGTGATGTATGGAGAATGCACGAAGCGGGTGTTAAAAACTGCGTCGGTATATTCGGCGCAAGTCTAAGTGACGAACAGTTAGTCTTGCTCGAACAGAGTGGAGCTTTAAATTTAGTAATTTTAACAGACACCGATGAGGCTGGTGAAAGAGCCGCTGAACAAATCATTAAAAAGGGAGGTAGGAGGTTTAATTACTACCGTCCAGACATATCAGAGAAAGATATTGGTGAAATGAGCATAGAACAAATCAAAGAACAAATTATAAACGAACTTGAAGGGGTACTTTAATGACTAGAATTTTAGCATTTGCGGGTAAAAAACAGTCAGGCAAAAACACTTGCTGTAATTTCCTGCACGGATATCAAATGAAGTCTCATGGACTGCTCGATGACTTTGCTATATCAGACAAAGGCCAGTTGATAGTTTCTACTGACGGCTCAAATCAAGGAGTTTTAGATGTCACTAGAGAGGATATTGAATTCGCATTTTGGGCTGTCGATAATATGTGGCCGTTCATCAAGCATTATGCGTTTGCTTCCCCCTTAAAAGAGATAGCTACAGGACTTTTTGGTTTAAGTAAGGAGCAGTGTTATGGCTCTAATGCTGAAAAAAACAGTCTGACATGGATTAGATGGGAAGATATTCCCGGCTATGACGGTGATGAAACGGGTCGAATGACAGCTAGAGAATTCTTACAGGTCTTTGGCACTGATATTTGTAGGGGCATCTACTCTGATATATGGACAGAAAGAACTATAAAAAACATATCTAATGAAGAGCCTTTAATTGCAGTGATTTCTGACTGCAGATTTCCAAATGAAGTAGAGGCCGTTCAGAGAGCTGGAGGAAAGGTTATTCACCTCACTAGAAGCAACTTAAAAGACAACCATAATAGCGAACTAGCTCTAGATGGATTTGAAGGCTACGACTCTGTTATAGATAATCAAGACTTAAGCGTGTTAGAAACCAATAAAATGGTTGTGGAACTTATGGATGAATGGGGCTGGCTTGGAGAAGTAGCACAAGAAGAAGCGCCAGTAGAACCTATCGACTCAGAAGAATCATCTTTTGAGGGACTGGTAGGCGGTATTACTGCTATCAAACAAGAAGGCGAATAAATGTTAGTCACATATATACGTAGCTCTAGCTACAACAATTTCGAGTATTGTCAGATGCAATACTTTATGACTTATGTTCTAGGTCATCAAAGTGTATCTGGTAAAAAGGCTCAGTTAGGAACTATTGTACATAAAGTTATGGAAGTTCTCGCTGGCTGCAAGAAGCTACATCAAGACAAGGCCGAGCTATTGCTTGAGGATGACGCTATCGGAGAGGTCGAGTTTACTAAACGTAGACTCGGAACAAAGAAATTTGTAAACGAAATCCTTAAGCGTAGCTACGACCACTATACATCTAACTGCAATCATCATTACACTAATGCCGATTATAAGTTTTGTGATAAACTAACTTGGGAAGCGTTGACCTATGATGACGGAAACTTTGATCCCAGAAAGAGAAATATTGTAGCGGCTGAACCACAGTTTGATATACCCATCGAAGAGGACTGGGCTAAATATGAATACGATATGCCAGACGGTACTAGAGTAGAAGGCAGGCTTGCGATTAAGGGTACAATCGACCTCGTGACAGAGGTAGACGATAATGTGATTGAAGTTATAGATTGGAAGACTGGCCGTAGGTTAAACTGGGCGACAGGCGAGGAAAAAACTTACGAGAAGCTCTGTAAAGATCCGCAATTAATGTTGTATCATTACGCGATTTCTCACCTTTTTCCTGAATATAGTGATGCCATTATGTCGATATACTTTATTAGAGATGGAGGTCCTTTCAGTATCTGCTTTGAAGAAAGTGACAGACGTAAATTTTTAGGCATGCTTAAGGATAGGTTTGAGGAAATCAAGAAGACAACACGACCTAGAATGCTTTCTAGAACCCAGTCTCATTGGAAGTGTCAAAAACTTTGCGACTTTTGCAAGAAAGACTGGCCCGGAACTAATGAGAGTATGTGCAGGCATGTCAGCAATCATTTAGAACAGTTTGGAATGTTAGACACTATACAGAATTGTACTAGAGAAGGTTTTGATGTTGGATATTATGAGGCTCCCGGATAATGATTGAAGTAAAAATTACAGAAGATATGAAGAAACGCGCATGGGCAAAGTCTAGAGAGATGGGAGTTATTAAAAACTCCATCATGAAAGGCGATGGAAATATTGCTGGTTTTTTAGGTGAAGAGGTTGCAAATGTTGTTATTGATGGTACAATTAATAACACATATGATTATGATTTGGTTTCTAAAGACGGAATCAAATATGATGTTAAAACAAAGAGATGCACGTCGCCCCCTAAGCCCTACTACGATTGCTCAGTTGCAAACTTTAACACTAGGCAAAAATGTGACAGGTATGTTTTCGTTAGAATAGAAAACAAAAACAAAAGATGGGGTAGGGCGTGGGTACTAGGTTGGTTGACTCACGATAATTATTTCGAGAAGGCTAGAAAGCTTACTAAAGGCCAGATAGATCCTTCAAATGGTTTTGTTGTTAGAGCTGACTGCCATAATGTTGCGATTTCAGAGTTGAATGAATTTGAGGTAAATAATGAACTGGGTTCCACTAAACAATAAGACTCACTTTAGCCTGCAAAGAGGTTTTTCAAAGCCCGACAAGCTAATATCCAAATGTAAAGAGTTTGGTTATAATGCTTGCGCCATCACTGATATAAATACTATATCTGGAGCTGTAGCATTTTTTAAAGAGTGCCGAAAGCAAGACGTAAAGCCAATAATAGGATGCACATTTGAGTTTGAAAATGGCAAGACGAAAACTTTATTAGCGAAGAACAAAGAGGGTTGGTATTCTCTAATAGATTTAGTATCTAAAAAGAACAGCTATTCCGATGAGGTCGTTTATAAGCTTATTGATTCTATTTCAGATGAAAATCTTATATCTACAGATAGCATCAAACAAAAGCCAGTCTACTATGTTGAGTCATGTGAAGCAGAACTACACCGCATACTCCTTTGCTCAGGCATAAAAACCAACATGTCTAAGGTTGCTAACAAGTTAGACGATAATAAGAAGTTAAAGAAGTTTTTTAGTTCAGACGATTTTTACCTTCCTTCGCCAGAGCAAGTGAAAAAACTGTATACTCAAGAAGAAATTAGCTGGTCTGCAGATATCGCTGATGAGTGCGAGGAATATGAAATACTAGGACAGCCTATGCTGCCTAAGTTTGATTGTCCAGACGACTACACTGAAGATGACTACCTTAAACAGTTATGTAGGGATGGTTGGAGAGAGTTGCTTGCGGTTACAGGTAAGGTTAATGACGAGAGTAAAAAGCAAGAATATCTCGATAGAATTAAGACGGAAATGGATGTTATATTTGAAGCTAATCTATCTGGTTATTTTTTGATTGTTCAAGATATTGTCAACCACGTCAGATCAAGAGGTTGGCTTCCGGGGCCCGGAAGGGGCTCTGCTGCCGGCTGTCTTATATCTTATTTGATCGGCATAACAGAAATTGACCCAATACAATATGATTTAATTTTTGAAAGATTTTACAACGCTGGTAGAAATACCGATGGTCATGTATCACTTCCCGATATTGACCTAGATGTTCCAGCGGAGAAAAGAGATGAAGTTATAGGCTATATTAAGTCAAAGTATGGCGAAGATAATGTTTCCCAGATGTTGACCTTTAACAAACTACAAGGTAAGGCAGCTCTCAAAGAAATTATGCGTATTAACAGTAATGTTTCTTTTGGGGAGATGAACGATATAACTAAGAACATACCAAATGAAGCAGATGTATCTGACCTCATGGAGCAGAGTGGAGAGAAGTCTTTAATTAAGTGGACTCTACTATATCAGCCAGAAATTTTAGATAGATGGTGCAAGGTCAACAGTGAAGATGATTTGATAGGCCCTTTAGCATCTGTCTTTCAGCAGGCTATTGATATAGAGGGCACAATAAAGTCCCAAGGCAAACATGCTGCAGGAGTTATCATATCATCTAAAAAGTTAAGAGAGGTGTGCCCTATGGTTCAGGATAGAAGTAAAAACCTAATAGCTGGATTTGAAATGGGAGATCTTGAAGATCAGGGTCATGTAAAGTTTGATATACTTGGCATTGACCTACTAAGCAAAATTATGGAGATTAAGGAGTAATAATGGATATCAAATCGGATTATAAATCAGTCCTATTTTCGGGATGTGCTATCGAGTACAAAGACATTAGCCTATGCAATTTAGGCAATTACATACCATCGAGAAATGGGATGTCTCGTACCTATCAAGTACACTCTAAGAAATTAAAATTTAGTAAGATTTACAAGAATATAGACGATGCAGTTGATAAGTTTTTTGAATTGAAAGGTGCTGTAAGATGAGAACATATTTAATGAAATCAGGTGATGAGTACAAGATCGGTAAGGCGAAAACTCCCCATGAGAGGTTGAAAAAATTTAAAACCGCAAGACCTGATATTGAGCTATTGGCAGATTGTGATGAGGCACTTGTAAGTGAAGCTGCATTGCATAAAATGTATTCTAGTAAAAATACTGAAGGCGAGTGGTTTAAGTTGTCTGATGCGGATGTTCAATCTATAACTGAGCTTATGGAGTCAGATACAACTTTTATCAATCCTACAACTAATGTATGTTATGTATTTCCAGTAGACCTTAGAGACAAAATGCAGATGGTGAGTTCTTTCACAGGACAGTCACAAAGTAAAATTGTTGCAGGGCTGGTGACTAATTATTTGGAAGAATTAGACATTAATTTTGACCAATTAATTAAGATAAAATCTAATCTATTAGCGGAGGTGGTTGGTAATGAACTATAGAGATATAATTGTATTTGACTTTGAAACAGGATCTAGAAATCCACATAAGACACAGCCCACACAGATTGCAGCAATAGCCCTTCATGGGCGTAAGCTTACCCTTCAACCGGGAGGAATGTTCAATAGTGAGATTAGGCCTATATTGGACGATAAGAAAGCTATTGAAGCTGGATTTGATCCTATTGAGGATGAAGCTCTTGAAATCACAGGGAAGAATCGCAAGGATCTAGCAAAAGCCCCTCTACCAAAAACTGTGTGGAATAAGTTTGAGGACTTCTGCAATAAGTTTAACTTTAGGGGAACATCTTACACTGCTCCAATCGCCGCAGGTTATAACATTATCGGATTTGACTTACCAATCGTACAGAGAATGTGTGATATGTATGGTACAACAGATTCGAGGGGTCGCCAGACTGTGTTTAATCCGATCTTTAAGTTAGATTTGATGGATATGGTTTTCTCTTGGACTGAGAACAATAAGGACTTCAAGAGTCTCAGTATGGACTTTCTAAGAGACTATATGGGTTTCCCTGAAGAAAGCAAGGAGAACGCTCACGACGCGTTGCAGGACGTTAAAGACACGGCTAATATATTGATTAAGTTTCTAAAGTTTCAGAGAAACATTTCCGAAAAAACCAAATTTGAGAAAGCGTTTGCGAATGGCGAATTCTACGTTTAATATTGATAACTATGACGACTCTAGCGTTTGGGATTTAATTTGTGAAGGTCAGACCAAGGGGGTCTTTCAGTTAGAGTCACAACTTGGAAGATCGTGGGCGAAGAGAGTGCGTCCTCGCAACATTGAAGAATTAGCAGCGTTAATATCTTTGATTAGGCCCGGATGTTTGAAAGCGTTCACAGAGGGTAAGTCTATGACTCAACATTACGTTGATCGTAAGGCCGGCATTGACGAGGTTAAATATCTACATCCAAGTCTTGAACCAATCCTGAAGGAAACTTTTGGAGTTCTTGTGTACCAAGAGCAATCCATGAAGATCGCCCAACAGCTCGCTGGTTTCGACCTCAAAGAGGCGGATGACTTACGCAAAGCTATTGGCAAGAAGAAGGCCGATTTGATGAACAAGTTAAAAGGTTCGTTTATCAAAGGGGCAACAGCGAATAATATTAATGAGGAAACCTCAGAAGAAATATTCGGGTGGATTGAAAAGTCAAACCGTTATGCATTCAACAAATCGCATGCAGTTTCATATGCGGTAAACGCATACAGGAGTGCCTACTGTAAGGTACATAGAAAGCTTAAGTTCTTTGAATCCTATCTCAATCACTCAGAGAGAAAGCCAGATGCCCATACAGAGATAAAAGAACTGGTATCCGACGCTAAACTATATGATATAGAAACATTGCCTCCTCGCTTGGGGCATTTCTATTCATCATTTACTGCTAAAGATGGTAAAGTATATTTTGGAGTAACCAATGTCAAAGGTGTTGGCAACTCAGAAACTACAAAACTATTAGACCTTATACCAGAGATAGAAGAAAAATTAGGTAAAAAATTTCAAGAATTTACGTGGATGGATATTCTGTTGAATCTAGGCCTTAAGATAAACAAGACATGTATGGAGTCCTTGATAAAGGTTGGAGCCTTCAATGGTAGCAAAAACCGTAAGCATCGCAATGAGCTAATTTACGAGTACAAGAGCTATAAAGATCTATCGGCTAGAGAAAGACAGTGGCTTGCTGACAATTACATTAGCGATGATAGCCTCGTTAATTCTATAGATAATATGATAAATAATTTGAAGATAAATTCTAATAGGCTTATGAAGGTCTTTGACATTAGAAATGTAATTGAGTCTCCACCGTTTGATCTAACGGACTATCCAGAGTGGATAGCGGACACAGAAAAGAAATATATGGGAACGTCTTTAACATTTTGCAAGACAGACGCAGTACAAAGCGCTGTAGTCAACTCTACATGTAAAGAAATACTAAATGGAAAAACCGGCTCAGTTAACTTAGTTATCCATATAAACTCTTTACGTGAGTATGTTACTAAAAATGGTAAAAATCCCGGACAAACTATGGCGTTCTTATCTGTAGAAGACTCCTCAGCCATGCTGGACTCTGCTATAATGTTTCCTGATGCTTATGATGAATTTAAGAATATATTATACGAAGGTAACACGGTTATAGTTTTTGGTCAAGTATCTAAGAAAAAAGACACCAGTTTAATAATTAATAAAGTGTCTCAAGTCTAAGATATGCATATAATATATTTGTAAAGACAGGAGGTATTATGAATATATGCACATTTATAGGTAGGCTTGTTAGTGATCCGGTGATCAAAGACGTTGGCTCTACGCAATTAGTAACATTCTCTTTGGCTATAGAAGAGTATAGAAAAGATAAAGACGGAACAAAGAAGAAGCGCGTTGATTTCCTAGATTTCGAGGCTTGGGACAGCGGAGCTACAGCCTTTAAAAAAGTCTGTAAAAAAGGAGATTTAGTTGCAATCGAATCTTGTGCCAGACAACAAAAGTGGGTCACGCCGGAAGAACAAAGTAAAGAAAAAATTAACTTCAGAGTCAAGAGTTTTAAGATCTGCAATGGTAAAGACTGAAAAAGAACTACTAGATGACTATTATGACATCATACTATATTTGTCAGCTAAGTTTAATAACCTAGTAAAGACAATCCCATTAGAGGATTTAATGCAAGTATCATTTCTCGGTGCCCTCAATGCTATCAGGAACTATGATCCTGAAATTGGACCCCTGAGAAATTATGTATTTTCTAGTGCTAAGAATTATATCTTAAGATTCTTATCTAAGGAAAAGTTTTGGGCGGAGAAAGTTAAGCTTGGTTTGGCTGACTTTGCAGAGATTCAAGAGGATAAAGAATACGCCTCCACTGTAAGAGATATTATAGAAAAAGCGTCCGCTAAACTGTTGCCAATAGAACATAAGCTACTGCTATATAAGTCTCTAGGGTCTACACGAAAAGATATATGTGACTCCCTACACCTTACAAAAAGGGAGTATTACGACTTGTTTTATTCTGCGATAGGAAAAGTTCAACTCAATGAGACGTAAGAAAATATTATTTTGTACTGAAGCATCACACCTGCCTACAGGGTACTCAGTCTACACAAAGGAGGTGCTTTCCAGACTACATCAAGATCCAGCATTTGAAGTGGCAGAACTCGCCTGCTATTGCGATCAGCCATCAGTAAATCCAAACACTCCTTGGAAAGTCTACGCAAACCAACCAATAAAAGGTTCCGCCGAGTGGGATGATTATAAGTCATATCCCAGTTATCAATTTGGAGAGTACACATTCAATCAGGTGTTGCTAGACTTCTTGCCTGATTTCGTTATGGATATTAGAGATTGGTGGATGGTAGAATTTCAGCAAAGATCTAGCTTTAGAAATCATTTCCATTGGGCTTTAATGCCTACTGTAGATGCCTACCCACAGAACAAACAGTGGATAGAAACTTTTTCTACCGCCGACTCTGTATTTGCGTATTCTGAGTTTGGCAAAGAGACACTGACTAATCAGTGCGATTCTCTAAACTTTATCGACATCGCCTCCCCTTGCGCGAGTGATAGCTTCTTTCCAGTAGCCAACAAGAAGGCTCACAGAGAAAGTATGGGCATCGGTGGAGAACCTTTTATTATAGGTACAGTGATGCGAAATCAAAGAAGAAAGCTTTATCCAGACCTGTTCAAGGTTTTTAGACAGTTTTTGGACATCACCAAAGATCCCCAATGCTTCCTATATTGCCACACATATTATCCAGATGTTGGGTGGGAAATTCCAGACCTGCTGCAAGAGTACGGATTAACTAATAGAGTGTTGTTTACCTATAGATGTAAAAAGTGTGGAGATATAACGCCAACATTCTTTAGTGATTCGATACAAGCCTGTAAAGCTTGCAATAGTTTTTCCAAGGAATTGGTTGGTGTCAACAATAAGATAGAAGAAAAAGACCTAGCAAGAATATATAACCTGTTTGATGTATACATTCAATACGCGAATAGTGAAGGCTTTGGGATGCCTCAATTAGAAGCGGTTCAATCTGGGTTGCCTCTTCTGGCAATAGACTACTCTGCTATGGAATCTGTAGTCAAAAATGTTGGAGGTATTCCTTTAAAACCTTTAGCTCTCACTAGAGAGTGTGAGACTGGTTGCAATAGAGCGATTCCTGACAACGATGCTACATTAGTGAAGTTAATTGAGCTTTACAGCAAGAATAGGGAAGACTTACAGACAATGGGAATGAAGATGAGGGAGAATTGTCTCAATCATTATAGCTGGGATAAAACCGCAAAGGTATGGTCTGACTTCTTCCATAGCACTCCAGTTAGAGATATATCTGAAACTTGGCTATCACCACCGAAAATTATAGAACCCGCCGCTAGCGTTCCCGATGGACTATCACCACACGGTCAGGCTAACTTTTTATTCGAGCATGTTTTACACACTCCTGAAGCAATAGGTAACTATCAATGGAAAAGACTGGTCAAAGATTTGACTTACAAATGCTCGGCCCATAGTACCATGCCGGGATACTACTTCAATGAATCTCATATAGAGAACAGTGTCCAAACATGGGCGAGGTTCACCGTAAAAGAAGCTTATGATTCACTTGCTCAAATTAGAAACCTACATAACAAGTGGGAAAGCGTAAGAGCCCAACAATTAAATTTGAGGTCTTAATAAAATGAAAGTTGTATATATAGGAAATTACAAAGACGGAACTGGATGGGCTAACGCTTGTATAAATAATATACTCGCATTAGATTCCGCTGGAGTAAATGTTGTGCCGAGAGCCATTAAATTTAATGGGGGTGATGCTGAAGTCCCGAGTAGGATATTAGAGCTTGAGTCCGATACCTCTTTAGGCTCAGACGTTTGCATTCAACACACGCTACCACATTTATATGTCTATGACAGACGATTCAAAAACATAGGGTTTTATGTGACCGAAACACATTCCTTTTCTGACTCAATGTGGCAAAAAAGCATAAATCTTATGGATGAGGCTTGGGTTCCTAACAAGCAAATGGTAAAAGCGTCCCAAAGAAGCGGCGTCAAAGTTCCTATTAAGATAGCTCCCCACTCTTTGGATATATCTAAGTATGAAAATGTTGAGTCCACAGCTAACGCTCCAGAACTAGAAGGTACTTTTAACTTCTGCTTTGTTGGAGAGATGGGCAAGAGGAAGAATATAGAAGCGCTCTTAAGAGCTTTTCATACTGAATTTCATCCATCTGAACCTGTGAATATACTATTCAAGGTTCATAAATCAGGATACGGCAGTGATCAGAGTCTATCTTTATTTAGAGATCTTTCTGAACATGTGAAGAGATCTTTGAAGACAGGGAAAAAGTATAAAGAGGAAGTTGTGATAGCCGGTTACTTGGAGCATCAGCATCTACATTCTTTGATGAAACAGGCTCATTGTTTTGTAATGCCCAGCTTTGGAGAAGCATGGTGTATACCAGCTATGGAAGCTATGGCTTTAGGTATGCCTGTCATCTACACACAAGGAACTGGAATGGATGACTTCTGCGTAGGTTTTCCTGTAAAATCCACACTACAGCCCTGCTATGAAGCGACGGACACTCTGGACACTTTGTATACGGCAGATTCAAAATGGATGGAGCCAGACGTATCTGATCTTGCAGCTAAGATGAGACTTGTGTACCAACAGTATACTACAAACAAAAAGTCTTACGACGATTTATGTGAAAACGCTAAGCATGGCGCATCATCGTATGATACAGCTATTATTGGGCGTCAGTTAAAGGAGCTACTAGATGGTTAGTAATGCAACACAAGAATCGGTCAGGTCTATATTGAGAAGGTGTTTTCCTCCAGAGAATAAACTTAACATCTTAACATTCTGCACCCATGAGAGATACGAGCAGAATCTATGTATGACAGGACACGAGTTTTATTCCATCAAACATGGAAAAACTTGGAATAGAGATTATGGTATAGTTCCTAAGAACTATCATGAAATAGTAGAAGTGCCTACCCATATTAACTTTGATCTAATATTGTCGCATACAAGCTGCGAGAGAATAGCTATAGCGAAAGAGCTACAGTCAATATACAACATACCAATTATACGACACACTCATGTGCTTCCTGATATCAGGTTTGATATTTCTAGTCAGGTTCAAAGCTTTAATAATATACCAGTGGATCACGACAGCTTCATATCTAGATATAATATGGGAGCTTGGGGTAAGCATGAATCTGAGAACTGCACATTTGTTGAGCATGGCATAGACACAGAATTTTGGGATAAAGGTATGGAAAGAGATAGGGATAATGTTTGTCTTTCCGTAGTCAATGACTGGCCAAATAGAGACTGGTGTTGTGGTTGGAATTTGTGGAATGAAATAGTGAGTGGTGGAGATTCTCAGCTCCCTGTTAAAGTTCTTGGGGACAGTCCGGGTTTTTCAAAACCTGCCGAAACGACAGAAGCGCTTCGGAATGCTTATAAAAGTTCTTCAGTATTTTTGAATACTTCTATACATTCTCCAGTCCCTACAGTACTGATGGAAGCTATGGCTTGTGGGTGCGCGATAGTTAGCACTAACAACTGTATGATACCAGAGATTATAACACATGGAGAGAACGGTCTTCTCGCTAACTCAGCTGACGAACTGAGAGAACATTGTTTGTATCTCCTTGGTCATCCCGACGAGGCTAGAAAACTTGGCGAAAGTGCAAAGGCCACAATACAAGATATCTTCAGCTTAAAAAGATTCACTAATAGCTGGAATGAATTATTCAAAACAGTAATACAAAACTACAGGTAGAAAAATGAAAATATTATTATCACATATACAACCAGAAGATTCCGGATCTCACACTTGGATACAAGATATAAATAACATAGATATGTTTGTTGAAAATTCTGAGGCTACGGAAATTATAGTTGACAACTTTTTGACCGCCTACAACTATAGTAGTATAGGCTCTTTGGTGGCTAAGATAGCATCAAAACTTAGATTGAATGGTAAGATTATTGTATACCAGCAGGATATCGACTTTGTCTGTCACCAGTACAATAAGACAGGTATTGATATACAAGATCTTAATACCCTGCTATTTAATGGAGGCATACCAATGTACTCAGTTTTAAACGCGGAAGTGGTATCAGACCTTCTAACCTCAACAGGTCTTACGATAGAACAGAAACAAATTAACACCCAAAACATGCAAAGCATTATAGTAGCGAGGAGAGATCATGTATAAAGTCAAAACAAATTGTGAAGGTTGTCTTTTTGCTGAGTATGATAAAAAAGGCAAGGAGCAGGTAGCCTGCAAACTGGGTAGAATTCCTACCTTTAATCCCACTTTTACAAAAGAAAAGAAAGACAAAGATTCTAAAAAATGTTTTGTTTTTGATAGATTTTGTAATACGTATAGACCGGATGAATGGCTCAACCATTTAACAGAAGAAGAGAAAAAAGATTTAAAGGCAACTGCGATGGACGAAGTTTGTCCACGAATGGGGTTCTTCATTTTCCTTAGAGATTCTAGTGAGAATGCAATCTCAGATATGAAGAAACGTCTAGATGAGCTAAAGACACAGACTATAGGCTCTCCGAGATACATATGTATTATTAATCCTAAAGTAGAGTACAATGAAGAGCTCCAAGAGCTGTTGGCTTCTAGCTTTGACTTTGAAGAGACTGAGTATCATATTGTGTTAAGCTTAGTAGAGTCTGGCGACCTCTCTTTAATTGATGAAGCGTTCAAGCATGGCAAAAATGGCTGGGTTTATGTCGGCTCGTCCAATGAAGAAATAAGAACAGATATTATCGAAAAGGTTCATAATCGCATCAATATTGAGCTGCGTAGACTTGTAGTTGTTGAGCCGTATGACGAGAGCAACAATGGCTTTATATTCCAAACTGCTATATATAAACTTTTAGGAGGAAACAGTATATTCACTGTAGAAGGAGAAGACCAAGAAGTAACCTTCAGGGAAAAGTTGGGTGAGATGGAGATTGTAGATTCAGACCTCGTTTCGTCTTGGGAGGACTTTATAAATGGAACTCCCTAAAGTAGCAATAATAATCAGCAATTACAACTATGGAAAATATGTAGTAGAAGCGATAAAAAGCGCTTTAAATCAGGATTATGAGGGTGACATCCGTATTGTGGTTGTAGATGATGGATCTTCAGACGGGTCTTGGGAGATGCTTAATGAGCACTTTGAAGACGACTGGACTTCTGGCACGGATGAACATCAGGTATCTACTCCATACTATAGTGGGCCGATGAAATTTTTTGTGTGTGATGATCTTAATCTTTGGGTATTTAATATTAGAAACTCTGGAGCTAGCACTGCTAGGAATGTCGCTATTTGGGAAGCGTGGCAATGGGCAGACTATATTGCTATCTTGGATGCAGATGACATGTACGCTCCATCAAAAATAAGAAAACATGTAAACAAGATGGTGGAACATGGGGAGATAGGCGTAACTTATTCCGACTATGTGATCCATAGGACTACCAATGGCTCAGACTACAATAAGTATGAGTATAAGTACCCTTACTCAAGGGATGAGCTGCGTAGACAATGTATAGTGCATAGTGCTGGAGTTATAAAAAAGGATTTTCTAGAATCAATAGTCAACCTAGAAAACAAAGAGTTTTATAACAGCGCTCTACATGGGCCCGGAAGCCAAGAGTTTATAGGATGCACCGAAGATTATGATTTATGGTTGAGATTATCCGATGTGTGTATGATGTCTCACATTCCTGAACCCTTATCAGTAGTAAGGGAAACGGGACAAAACCAATCAATGAAGATGACTCCGGAAATATTCCAGAATAATGCTGCAATAATTTCTGGAGGACAAAATGCCTAGATACACCAAAGTAATTAAAAAAGAAGCTCACTCTACAACTGTTGGGATACTTTCTGCTGGTATAGGAAACAAAATTAAATCTTATGAGCCTAGAAGCTTAATAAAGGTTGGCTCTGATAGCCTACTGTCTTATCAGATAAATCTTATCAATAATCTATTCACTTCGCCGGAAATAATTGTAGGTGTAGGTGTAGGCGCAAACAAGATAATGAAAAAAGGATACCCTAGAGATAATGTAAGATTGGTAGAAAATCAAAACTACTCTAATACGGGATCATTTGAAACACTTAGATTGCTAGTAAATAACTGCACAACTGAAACACTACTAATAATGCATGGGGATTTGTATTTTAATGCAGCGACCTTAGATAGTCTGGACTATTCTAAGTCGTTTGCTATAGCTGATAGCCGTGGAATGTTAAGCAAGAAAGAGGTAGGAGTCACATCTGTGAAAGATAAAGCTACTATATTTTCTCATGGACTACCTATAAAGTGGGGGCAAATAGCATACTTCTGTGGCAAGGAGTTCCAGCTACTAAGAAGTGTATGCAACAAGTCTTCCGAAGACACAAAGAGATTTTTGAGTTTTGAAGCTCTCAATATGGTTATAAATAAAGGTGGTAATCTTTACACAGTAGAACCTAAAGATATGTCAATATTAGAAATAGATTGTATGAAGGATTTAAAGAATGAAGATTTTAATATCTAGCGATGGTCGTCACGCTCATTACTACCAAAGGACGGCACTAGCTAGAGCATTTAGAGCTGCGGGACATGAGGCGTCTTTATGGGACTGCCACAATATGAGTGCTTTCGATGCTTTTGATACATTTGAACCTGATATATTTCTGGGACAAGCGTATAACTTGACCAACCCACTTGTAAAGTGTATATACGAGAGGCCACACCTAAAGATTGGCTTGAGGTCGGGAGACTGGGGAGATATCGCTCCAGACCCAAGACTTAATGTTTTGTACGCTACAGAAGAGCAGATTAAGCTGCTGGAAAAGCTAAAGAGCGAAACTGGCCAGCCAGACTTTGTTCATATACATTACGATCAGCCTGCTATGAATATAACTCATTCTAAGTACAAGGATATCGGAATAGATGCTAAGTCTTTAATAATGTGCGCAGACGTTGAAGAGTATGTAGACTCAGAGTATAAGGACAGCCTCGCCTGTGATATTGGTTTTGTAGGAGGATATTGGCCGTATAAAGGTTTGATCATAGACGCTTACTTAACACCGCTCTGCGATCCAGTAGGCAACTATAATATTAAAATATTTGGCAACCAACCTTGGACTAATGTGAACCAATACTGCGGCGTAATAGCAGATTCCGATGTGAAGAATCTCTTCGCTTCCGCTAAAATATGTCCAAACCTAAGCGAGCCACACGCTCACGAATATGGCTTTGACATCAATGAAAGATGTTTTAAAATATTGTGTGCGGGAGGCTTCTGTATATCCGATAATATAACATCTATAAGAAATATATTTTACGGTAACGGTGTAGTTTTTGCAGACTCCCCCTCTGACTTTGAATATAAGATTAATCACTATTTAGAGAACAAGGAAGAACGAGATGGTATTAGCAGGATAGGAAAAGACTTCGTTCTGAATAACCATACTAACTTTCATAGAGCTGCTGAAGTGTTTAGATACTTTGGTCTTGATAAAGAAGCCGACAAAATGATTACCGGATGGAATCAGGCTAAGGAGCAATTCAATGCATAAAGATAAAAAAATTCTAATAACAGGTGGGACAGGATTCTTAGGCAAGGCCGTTGTAGACAGGCTGCAGTCACAAGGCTATACCAACTTGCTACCAATAGGCAGCTCTGTTGACCTCACATGTTCGGAAGAGACCTTTCATTTTTTCAAACACAAGAAGCCTGACGCGGTTATTCATCTAGCCGCTACTGTTGGAGGTATTGGGGCAAACAAAGACAATCCCGGATTGTTTATATATAATAACTTAGTCATGGGGACCAACACTATCGAAGCCTCTAGAATCAATAAGGTTGAGAAGTTCGTAATGGTCGGTACTGTTTGTGCGTATCCTAAATTTACGCCTGTCCCTTTTAAAGAGGAAGATATGTGGAATGGCTATCCAGAAGAAACAAACGCACCATACGGAATTGCGAAGAAAGCACTTATGCAGCTTGTGCAATCATATCATGAGCAATACGATTTTAACGGTGTTAATCTCATTCCTGTTAACATGTACGGGTCTCATGACAACTTTGATCCTGCTATAAGTCATGTAATTCCAGCACTGATACTAAGGTTTCATAAGGCTATGAAGTTTGACTTAGAGTCAGTGGAGGTTTGGGGAACTGGCAATGCTAGCAGAGAATTCTTACACGTTAAAGACTGTGCTGACGCCATTGCTCTTTCGCTTGAAAAGGATGTTTCTCCAGAACCAATAAATATAGGAACTGGTGGCGAGATACAAATAAAATACCTTGCCCATACTATTGCAGAAATAATGGGCTATAAAGGGGCTATATATTTTAATTCTGACTATCCAGATGGTCAGCCTAGAAGACAGCTAGATATAACTAGAGCCAAAGAACGACTGGGTTATGAGCCAAAAATTGACTTGCTAGAGGGACTGGAAAGCACTATAGATTGGTTTAATGACAATGCAGAGGAGTTCGATGTTTACCTCAATCGTATTTAGCAAAGATAGACCTCTACAGCTTGACCTATGTCTACAGAGCATAAAAAAGAACTTTTTCCCTAGTAGCCAGACTGTGGTCTTGTATACTACATCTCAAGGTTATGATGAAAGTTACGAAAAATTAATCACTGAGCATCCTTCAGTTGTGTTTTTTAAGCAGAGCCGTAATATATTTGATGATATACAAGCTATCATAACCTCTAAGTATTATGATGAAATGCCTGAAACTTATCGTGCAGTATACTCTGACCCAGTCGAATACATAACATTCTTTACAGATGATGACATTATCTACAAAAGCCTTGGGATAACAAAAGAAGATGTTAGCTTAGCATTTAAAAACAATGCGTGTTGTGTGTCCTTAAGGCTTGGTGCGAACACAACAATGAGAGATTATGGAGACGGTGTCCTTAGAGGAGATGCCGTTCCATCAGAGGTAATGAGACTAGGCAATTTACTAGCTTGGAATAGAACTTCAATCCCTACTGGTGGATACTGGGCATACCCACTTTCTGTAGATGGGCATATATTCAAGGTTAGTCATATGAAAAAATTTATTGAGGAATTATGCGTCCTGAACCAGCATTACGATAACTGCGGGGAAGTCCCCAGAGCAAAGCACGCTTGGAGCCAAACCCCCAATGAGTTTGAATCAAAACTTCAGAGATTTTTCTTCGATATGCCGCCGCTAATGACCTGTCTTGAATATAGTGCTGTAGTTAACTCCCCAAACAATAGAGTACAGAACACTACAGCAAACAGAAGTGGAGATGTATATAATTATACAGCTCTAGACCTGAAGGACGAATTTGACGAAGGTCGAAGAATCAAACTAGATGATATAACTATAGATAATATAGTATGTCCCCACCAAGAAATAAATATATTAGAGGGTTTATTATGATATTCAACTTACAACAAATAGCAGAACATTTACAAATCAAAATAGGCGGAGCTCTGCATGTGGGAGCTTTTGTGGGTGAGGAGCTAGAAGCTTATAGGTCCATGGGTCTAACAAATACAATAATGTTTGAACCTCAAAAAAGCTTATACGAAATAGTCAAGGCTAAGTGTATAGGAGATGAAAGAATTTTCAATGTTGCTTTAGGAAGCTACCAGCACACAGCGGAAATGTTTATCTCTCACACAGACGGCGGGATTGCTAACGGTTCTGGCGCTTCCAGTTCTCTCTACAGACCCAAGAAACACCTGACAGAACACCCACATGTGAAATTTAATTCTAAGCAAGAAGTAAAAGTTGAGTGTCTAGATAACTTTTTAGAAGATAATAGTATTGATACTACTGGTTACAACTTTTTGAATATTGATGTTCAAGGTTACGAGCTAGAGGTTCTTACCGGAGGATTAAAATTCCTGTCTCAAGTTGACCTAGCTGTTATTGAGGTTAATAGAGATGAGGTCTATGAGAACTGCCCAATGGTAGGAGATATAGATGAGGTTATGAATAAGTTTGGGCTTGGTAGGGCTCACACATTTTGGCAATCAGAAAGCTGGGGCGATGCCCTGTACGTGAGGTTATAATATGAGTTTCTTTGAAATGTGTCAGATAGAGACATCTTTGTTTGACATTGAATTTGCTAGGCAAGATCCGCACTGGGATATGGTCAAGAATGCTTATGAAAACAATTTGGCTAGAAATGACGAGGATTGCGCCATACCTAAAATAGTTCACTTCATATGGCTTGGGTGTAAGCTCCCTGAGAAATATGAAGGCATCCTTCAGGGTTGGAAAGATAACAATCCAGAGTTTGAAGTTTGGCTTTGGGATGATGAGAAGGTTGAAACCTTCCTCCCTCAAATGATAAACAGAGAACTTTACGAAAAGACTGATAGTTTTGGACATAAGTCTGACATGCTGCGATACGAAATACTTAAGAGGTATGGAGGCCTTTATGTAGACGTTGACTTCTTATGTAATGGTAACTTTTCCCACGCTCATGATAAGTATTGTTTCTATGCCGGTATATGTCTAGAAAGACCTGTACAACTTAATAACGGAATTATGGCATCAATGCCTAACCATCCTATATTAGATATATGTATAGACCAGATGCGATTAGACAACCCTTGGAATATAGCATGTCCACACACGCTAGTATTATTTCAGACAGGGCCTTGGGCTTTGACTAGAAGCGTGCTTCATTACTTGGAAACCGTTGGTGATGAAGGAGTCATGATATATCCATCTACGACATTCCATCCTTTCCCAGCAGCTCTAAGACATGATCCTACCGAGGAGCTAATTAAATCCTTCTATAAACCTTGGACAATGGCCTGCCACTTATGGCATTCAAGTTGGTCAGAGAAATCGGAGCACTACAATGGATGATTTTGCGATCAAAACTAACCATGAAAACCCTCCACATAACTATGAAATTTTTGAAGAGTACTTCTACAAAAGGTTTCGTAAGGAATCTCCATCGACTCAGAAAGAATATTTACCTGTATGCTGGACGAATTATTACGTGTCAAAGAATTACTGCAATGATGACATGTCTGATCTGCAGCAGTATCTCGACTCGCTAGATAAAGAAAAAGAATATTTTACCATATGTCAATGGGATGACGGTATAGTTAATAATATCGACGGCTTAAACTTAAAAGTGTATTCATCCGGAGGTGTGGGAGACTACGCATATCCTCTTAACTGTATGCCTCATAATACACAAGACTCAAAAGACAGAACCATATTAGCCAGTTTTGTCGGAGCTATACATGGAAGGCACAATGTTAGAGAAGTTATGGCTTCCACATTGAGTAAAGAACAAGGCATATTCATTAGTGAAAGTATTACCTTTGATAGATTTCAAGAGATTTTAGTAAATTCTATTTTTGCTCTATGCCCTAGAGGGTATGGTAAAACATCTTTTAGAATCTGTGAAGCTCTGGAAGCTAGAGTGATACCAGTATACATATATGATGAACGCTGGATTCCATTCGCAGACGAGCTTAGCTTTGAGGAATATGGAGTCCTGTGTCACGTAAGTGAGCTACCTTCATTATATGATAAGCTAATGCAAATGACAGCAGATATAAATAATATACAAAACCTAATAACCAGAGGCGGCGAAGTATACAAGAGCCACTACTCGTTTGAAGGATGTTATGAAAGGATAGTTGCTAGAGAAGGAGGCATCAATAGTGAACAAGAGTGAAAGTATAAGACAGGCATCCCTTAATTTGGGTGTCAAAGCAACCAATAAACAGGTAAAGAATTTTTGTGAGAGTGAGTATGGTTTTCGTCCATCGTCTCAACACGTCCTCGCTGCTCTAGGGAGTGAAAGAGATCGACTTGCAGAGTCGTACACGGGACGAGAATTGCGAGATGTGAAGAAGTTTGTCGGCAGGAAATTCAATGGTGATTTTGAACGGCTAGCCGGAGCAATAAAAGTTGTGGTGAGTATGGAGAAACTCAATGAAAACAATTGATATCAATTTTGAAAAGATGTATGGCGGGTTCTTAAAAGAAGACAACCTCATCACAAATACATTAAGATTAAGATATGACGTAAACATTAATGAACATAATCCGGATGTTATATTCTGTCAAGACTTCCCCG